GTAGCCCCAGTAGAAAACGAAGCTCCGCTAAGGATATTTACAGTAAGAGAAGTAATAGCCGTATTTTGATTCCATTTTAAGACGTAAGCTCCTAGATAAGTTCCTGAGCTGTTAGTGCGAGCCAATACTGTTTTATTTGTTGTGGAATTTGCGTAGTTCATCACGTTAGCAATGTTTGTATTCCAAGCACTAGGGTCAATAATTCCAATGCCTTGAATGTTGTTAGTTGTGTTCGCATTTGAACTTGAAACACTTGTGCCATCACCATAAATTCGAGTATAAGAATAAGCACCAGATGAGCCGCCATTAAAATACATTTGCAACTGAGTTACAGCACCAGCATTTGTCTGGAAGTTACTAATCAGAACTAAGTCTGTGTATGTGCTAGGAATTGACGAAAAGGTGTAAGATGCTGCTGCGCTACCTAAAGTAGTAGTCGCTATCGGCGTGTAAGTTGCTCCCGCTGCCATGATTTACCCCTTGATTCCGTAGAGCGCAAATGATGAGTATTGTGCAAAGTTACCGCCGCGAAAATCTGTAATGTCTATTGTGGTTACGGCGTTAGTAGAAAGCCACGCAGCTGAGTTAAGGCGCACTACGCCTGAACCATTTACGTCATAGCCACCAAGCGAGCGGATAGTCTTATTTTTGTTAGTATTTTGATAGTCCAAAATATCTACAACAGCATTACCGAATAGGCTTGCTGATGCTAAAGATGCTGGATACATTGAAAGAAAAGCAAAAGCATATTGTGAAGTGCTGTAACCAAATGCCCCAGCCGTTGAGCCGTTGCCATTAAGAAAATGGTTAGGGTAGTTAGAACCTGTATCAGAGTTTAGGTTAAGTTTTAAGAATGAATCAGTATCGGCAAAAGTTGAGCGCATTATTGCTCTTACTTGCAAATGCTTAAATCCGCTAGGAATTGACGTGAACGAAATAGTAGAAGAACCTAATACGCCAACATTGACTGTCGCAATAGACTCGTAAGCCGTACCACCGCCAGCGGCAGCGCCCGTGCTAAATAACCCTGCAGTAATCGCGCCAATCATTAAGCGACGCCACCCACGATTACCCAACTATTAGCCGCTAGGCGAATCGCTACGGCTGTTTTGTTAGTTGAAAGAGTCGGTGCGGCAGATACTGCGCCAGCTGAGACGATAGTTACGCCAGCTCCGGCTGCAAAGGTCATAAGACCTGCGCCTGAGTTAAGGAAGGTGATTGCAGTACCGACTCCGGCAGCTGTAAGGGTTGAGTCAGGAGCAATTGTAATTACTTTGGTAGAAGCGTTGGTTGCCTGGACAATTACCTGATAGACGTCAGCGTTGACCACTGTGTAGGTAGTTCCTGACTGAGCGTTCAATGTGAACTGAACGAGCGAATTGACCGTATTTGCTGTCAAAATATCGCCGGTGCTTGCTGGTAATCCTGAAGTCAAGAGAGTCTCCTAATATCCTAAAGTATTGGTGCCGATTATACCGTAATACGCGCTACCGACAACGAAAGCGTCAGCAATGGGTTCTAGAGTCGTAATCGTGCAGGTCATTTTGTTTGGGTTAATATCCCAATTGACACCCTGATATTGCAGGTTCTTCACAATTGTTGAGCCGTCTGGCTGAACGTTGGTGATGAGCAGGTTGTCAAAGTAGTCGAGACCAATCATGGTATCTGTGGGAACTGTAGGGTCTAGCAAGTCCACAGTCATCTCGTCAATGCGGATTGTTGTCTCTTGGCGAGTGGCCACATATTCCAGGGCAATGTTAGAAACGATGGCGTCTGTCTCAGCTACAAGGTCAGTCTGTGTGATGCTGTGTGGAAAGTATTTGTTGATGGAGTTTGTGTTAAAAGCCGTTTGGGTAGTGCCGCCAACACGGGCAAAGTTAGCTTGGTTGATGATGAGCTTATCGTCAAAAGAGAACTTTAGGTTGCGGTACGGAATTCCGCCCGACTGGTTAAAAGCCACTGGGGTCTTGGCAAGCGAGTTAAATACGTCTGTGCGGTTCTTGAATATGGCTGTGCCTGAGCCGTTCATGTAGAACGCCCCTGTTTCTGATACCTCTGCGTTCTTGATGGCCGCTAAAGCAGTGCGCTGAGTCCCTGGGTCTGCAATGCAAGTATTGAGTCCAGTTGAGATGGTGCGCATAGAAGAAGGAAATGACACTTGGTCAAGGATTGCACCAACACGGGCTGAGGTTGTTTGTCCAGCTGTGCCGCCCGTCACAGTAGATACGTTGGCCATGGTGAACAATCTGAATCCGTCTGTGGCTGTAATGTCGACATAACCGGTGTCTTGGTTAACCGGATAAGTGTATTTATAGTCTGTGATATAGCCAGAGAAAAGATACTTTTGAGTTGTTGCTGTTGTTGCAGATACGCGAATCTTGCGGAGAGGAGCAAGGTATCCGTAATAAGGAGAAGCTGTGTTTTGTGGGTTGAAATAAGACAATGGGTCTAATACGCGAATGGTTGCGTTGCCTGCTTCATAGGTGTCGCGCTGGATATTGCGACCTCGAGTAATGCTAATTTGATAAACATTAGGGGTAAGGTCGATTACTGGTTCTGGAAGAGTTGAAGAGCCAAGTGTGTTGGTGCCAAGGATTCCGTATTTAGGGTCACCAATAACGAACCCGTTGTAACCGAAGGTAGCCCCTGCCGAGTAGTCAAAGGAAACCGATATGGCTGCAGGTAACGCCATTATCCGAACATGCCTGCGATTCTACCGATTTGAGAAGGTGAGCCCGAAAGGCTTGCAAGCTGTGTTCCGTTTTGGATAGCAGCGATTAGTTCCTGCTCCTTGATGAGATTGCCTTGAACAGTTACGTTAATTACAGGAGTTGCAGTTGGAGCAACTGGGCCGATAAAACCAGGAGAACCAGGCTGTGCTGTAGGCGCTGTAAGGTAAGGAGTAAAGTTCTCAACCATGCCCGAAGTTGGAGCAACGGCTGTGGTTGTAACCCCAGCGTTTGTTGAGATGGTTGTAGCCATGGTTGGAGCTTTAAGGCTGTCGAGCTTTTTCTGGAACTCAAGAATCCAATCATCAAGAAAAGAAAAAGGATTCTTGACTTTGGTGTCGCCAATCTTGAGGAAGTATTGGTAAAGGCCGCCTGTAGCGTCTTGCGCCATAAGAATTTGCTTTGTAAGGCTCGTAGCCACTGCATCGTTCTCATTGAGAAGAGCAAGCTGAAGTTCTACGCGCTTGCGGTCGTCTGAAGAAAGCTGGTTCTTTAGAGCCGCTACTAGCTGAATCTGCTCCATATCAAAGACGGTGCCAGCTTTCTTCAAAGCTGCTTGCTTCTTCAATTCGTTTGTATTCTTTGTTTGCGCTGCCAATATCTCTTTGGCGCGCTTCTTGGCATCTGCTTCTGCCTTTGCCGCTGCCTTGGCGTTCTTGTCGCGCATGAAAGCATCTGTGCTACTTGAGTAATCACCATAACCTGTTGAGCGAGAGTCTTTTCCTGCCTTGACAAATGGGTCAATTACTAAGCCTGCAGCCTTGCCAATGATTTTAAGCATCAAGCCAGTGAGCTGAAGAAGTTGTTTAATAACTGGCATGTTAGCCAAGTCACGGAAACCAATTGCTAGACCTCGGAAGAAATCAGCAACGTTGGTTGCCAGGTCGCTAATCTTCTTGCTGAGGTCAGTGATGCCTGTGTTACCGGCAAGTATCTTGAAAGCATCTACTAGGCCGCTGCCAATAGTTTCTTCTGCTTCCTTGGCTGCGTTGGTAATAAGACCGAACTGACCTGCAAGTGTTTTAAGGTCTGCCGCTCCGGCTCCCTTAAAGTTACGGTTGAAGGCTTTAAGAACTTCATCAAATGAAGCAACTTTAAGCTCAGCTGCGCTAAGTCCTAAAGCGTACTTCTTGAGACCCTTATTGTTTCCAACGTAAGCATTGGCTAAATCTGAAGCCACGGTTGCCATGTCGGTTCCGCTGCCCTTTGAGATGTCAATAGCGGTTGCAAGAAGCTTCTGACTTTGGGCAACTGAGCCGCTTACTTGCAAAAGTTTCTGCATGGCCGGGCGAAGGTCGTCATCTGCCACGCCTGTTGCTAGAGATAGCTTCTCAACAAACTTCTGAATATCTGTATCTGCAAAAGCAAGACCAAGGTTCTTGACTGTGTTACTGAGTTGAGCTGCGGCTTTTTGGTCGTCCATGAAAGCCTTGACTGTGACCTTGCCGAACTGGACAACAGCGGCAGCGCCTAGGGTATAGCCAAAGGTCTTGCTAAGGTTCTTAACCGATTTGTTAAGACGGCCAACAGCTGTCTCTGCTTGCTTAAAGCCTTTGGCATCGAACTTTGAGCCAATGAGAATATCTGGAAATGCCATTATGCAGCTCTCCTAAATCGTTGAGAGTTGTTTCTTGCGTAGAACTCTGTAGTTGCCTTGTCGATTGCCTTCATTGCAGCACCTTCTGCCACACCTCGGCTGTCTCGCCAAGCACGGTAGATAAGACGTCCACGGCCTTTATGGCTAGATACTAGCTCTGGAAGGTTAGAGATAAACTGCTTGCCTGCCTGTGGGTTAACAGAGCGAGAAACGCCCTTGCTCAATCCACCTGCACCCGGGCCGACCCATTCCTGACCGTCAGGGTTCTTGCGTCCTGCGGTTTCATAGATAGCACCAATTGCTGATTTGTTAATAATGCGAGCCATAGAAGTAAAGCCGTCACGGTTAGGCTTGCTTACCTTTGTGGTGTAAGTAATGCCGTTCTTGATAACGGTTGGATTCCAAAAAGGAAAAGTTGCTTCTGAGAAAGCGCGAGGAGCCCAACGGCTCATAGGAGCCTGGTTGGGCACGAAAGACTTAGCCTTTGATACTACTGGCTTTAGTGCTGCTCTTAATTCTTTCTGAAGAGCTTTCTCAAGGTCAGGAGTAAAAGTGCGAAGAGCTTTGCGAAGGTCAGAGTTTCCGCGAATTTCTATGGCTGGCATCTTCCCTCGCTTTCGCTATATCTTTTAAGACTTCTATATGGTACTTGAACGCCATGGTTGGCAGTTCTACAATGGATTGGAAAGGAACTCCGTACTCATAACTTAGCCGGGTGGCCATGTAAGTTACGGAGTTCCTGTCTATTCCAAAGGGTCAGATTCTAGAACCTCGACTGACTTGAGTGTTTCCAAGAATCCTTCACCGAACGGCTTAGGTGAGACACCTGCTCTACGCATTGCTTCCCAGCAAAGCCAATAGATGTCCGACTGCTTCTGTTCTGTGAGAAGAGCTTTATGAAAGCCCATCTTGGCATGTTGCTCGAACGCGTACTCAATAACAGGTGTGACTTCGTAGTCATTGACCTGTCCATCTTGTGTTGTAACCCTTAGCTTTGCCATTTGTTAGCCCTTTCGTTTAATTATGAGGTTGTTACTGCTACTGTGCTTGACGCATTAAAGGACAAGCTTTGGTTGGATACGTCGCCTGTTGCACCATTTACAGGTGTAAGGTTGTTAACCAAAAGTGTAACAGTGTAGAGCGGATTGCTTGTAGAAGTAGCCGCTGAAGATTGCTTAAATGTCCATACAACGTTCTTCCCGTAGCATGACTGAAGCGTATTAGTCACTGCTGGAGAAGATGTAAGGTCGTTGAGAATGTCAAGAGTTACAGAAGAAGCTTCTAGTCCCTTGATAAACTTGTGAGCTGAATCACCCATTGCTGTCACTTCGAGTTCATCGAATGACTGGTTGATTGTTACTGATGTAACGTGGTCGCTTAGGTTAACTGAGCCAGTTCCTGGGTCAACGGTAACCTGTACGCCATTGTTAAGAAATACTGCCATTTAGGTTATTCCTCGTCTTTCTTAGTAGTTGGCTTAGTTGGTTTTACTTCTACCTGACCAATTTTAATCAGGAAGGCTTCGTTTTCTTCTGTCCACTCTTTGATGTCCATTATTACTCCCAGCTGCTTATGAGCGAAATCTGCATTTCGCATGACAATAAATCTCCGCTTGCCACGGAGAGAACTTGTGGTTGTGAAATTGTGCCAACGTTGTAAGCAATCTGGTCTGTTTCGGTAGCAGTGAAGAGAGCATTGAACATTGTCACAACTGCGTCTTCGATTCCCATGAGGTTTCCCTGGTTGTCGAGTAGTGGAACTGTAATAAGTAGCTTGAAATTGACAGTCGGGCCGACTGTAGCCCATGAATCGTTGCTCGGTGTTATGTATGGGTCGTCTGGAATAATAACCACGCTGTTGGCTTGAATAGTTTGTGGTGGATAAATAAAGACCTGATATGTGGTGGCAGCCGCTAAAGCTTCACCGAGGTCTTTACGAAGAGTTGATATTGCAGATGCCATCAGCCAAGCATCGCTCTCGGATTTCGGTATGGCGCGATTAACCCGTTGACTTTGGCAAGCATAGCTGCACCTAAACGGTATGGGCTAGGAGTCAGGCCGTCTACAGATACTCCACCGCTGGAAGGTGCGGTTCTGGCTTGCCACACGTCGACAGCAAGCATAAGAGCTGCTTGACGGATTGCTGGGTTTGATGAGTAGCCTGACTCTTTACTATCAGCGCCAAAAACTGTTCCGTAAGGCACTACTTGGCGATAGTTTTCGTCAGCCGGTGTTCCTGTAAGAGTAAACTGGATTAAAGAGTAACCCTTTGGGAATGTGTAATAAGTATAAGGAAAGAAGTAAGTAAAAAGAGGAAAAGACCCAGAGCCTTGGCTCCATGGGTAAGTTGCTGTAATTGTACGTGAGCCATTGTAAAGGCTTCCAACGTTTTTAATGTTAACAGTTTGTCCTGTAGTAAAGCCAGTTGGTGCTGAGATTACAAGAGTTGCAATTTTGTTTTGAATTGTGCAACCAATAACAGGAAGCTGGTTAAACCAAAGATATTGGTTAAGTGTGTCTTCAGCGGTTTGGCAGGCAAGCTCAAGGTCACTGTCTGGATACAGTGTGCCGACGCCAAGGACAGAGCGAAGCTCGTTGGCTGTGACGTATGTTGCTGCCATGTTTTCCTTTCTAAAGACCGAACTGGGGTGGAAGGGCTCCGCCACCCCAGCCGGCGTACTTAGTTACCTCTTGCTTATGTGAGGTTGAAGCGACGAACACCTGCAGGGATAAGAACCTTGCCTGCGCCGTAGCCGTAGATAGCTGTCTGAACTGCCATGTTTGAAACAACGTTAACTGAGAAGAATGACTCAGGTGTTTCGAACCACATTGCTGTTTCAGGAGCGATGATGAACGCTGACTCGTCGATAAGACCAGCTGTAACGTTCTTGTCAACGAAGAGGTCAAGTCCGAGGACGTTGCCCTTGATTGAAGTTGGAGCTGTTGCTCCGCCTGCGTTCATTGGCTGGGAAGCTGTAAAAATTGGGCGCCCTGTCGTATCGACTGCCCCAATTAGTTGTGACCACCAATCGGTGTTAGTTACGATGTTTGATGCGAAGTATGAAGAACCCTTGTATGCCGCAGGTGCTTCAGTTCCGATGTATGAGATAAGGCCAGCAATTGTTGCTGCCTTTGTTGCAGCCTGTGTTCCCTGAGCTGTAAGCACAGAAATCATTGCTGAGTCAGTTGCGAGACGGTATGCGCGCTCGAGCTGAATAGCAAGCTGGTCGAAGAAGATTGGGTCAGAACGCTCGAGAAGAGCCAAATCGATGGTTTGCTGGCCTGCGTAGCGCTGTAAAGTTACAGTTTCGTAGGCTGAAGTCATCGCTGTATCTGAAGGAGCTGTTCCATCAAGTGCGTTAGTTGCAACTGTTGGAGCAACGTCTGTTCCGCCACCAGCTGTTGTTACCAATGCCGGGATATTGATTTGTAGGCCTGATGCCGGCGCAGCTTGACGGCTGACTGCATCAATTGTTGGACGGCCAAAGTTTGTATTCGATACAAAGTTTGAAAGGTACTGGATTGGGTTAAACGCACCGTTGTTGCTCATCATTGCGTCTGTAGCGATTAGGCTGCGGTCTTCTGCAGCTGCAACCCATTCACGGGAAACGTTGTCGCCAAGTGCTGCCTTGATTTTGTGCTCTGTGTAACGTCCCATAGATGTAATTCCATGGCGAACACGTGTAACTCCGTCACCATAGGCAGTTGATGCCTTGATGATTGGGCGTGAGGCTTCTGCAGCTGCAGCTGCCTCTGTTGTTGCGGCTGTTGTATCTTCTGACACAGTTGCCTCACTTTCTGTTGGTTGGGTTTCTTCTGCGACTTCTTCAGTTACAGAAACTTCTTCTTCTGGTTCAGATTCGCTTGCTGCGACTTCCAGAACACGTGCTTCGTTAAATGCAGGAGATTCGACGAGTGAGACTTCCTTGAGGATTGCTGAAGTAACGACAAGAGTTCCGTCCTTCATTTCCTTTGATGCAAGAACTTCAACGCCAACTGACAAGCCGTCAATTAGTCCTTCTGAAGCCATGAGTAAATAGTCTGTTGCCTTGCTTGCTGCACTGAGCTTAAAAATTCCGTCAATTCCTGAAGCTGTTTCGTTGAAGCTCTTTGCTCTTCCAATTGGGTCATTTGTATTGTGCTGTGCAAGAAGCTTAATCTTTGAAGGCGCTGGAATCTGAATCGAACCGCGTTCGAAAATTGTCTTTCCTGCAGAAGTATTGCCGACAGCTCCGAAAGGAACAATCTGGCCTGCGATAATGCGGCGCTCTCCATCGGCCGCTGTAATCATCTGTGAGCTAAAGGTCAGTTGCATCTGGTACTGACTCCGTTTCTGCTTGGCTAGGGTCTGGGGTTTCGGTCATGGAAGATTCAGAACCATCTGGTGCTAGTCCTTCCATTTCCTTTGCTTGGTCTAAAGATATGAGCTGAAGTTGTAGAAGTTTCTCTGTGACAGCAAGGCGGTCTTGAGGATTGGCGCGTAGGAATGTCTCATCTACAGCGAATCGCACAATCTGACCGCGAGGAGTTAAATCATCGAGCGACAGGCGGTCTTCGATGGCTGAGATATATGGAGCAAGTGTGTAAGCAAAAAATTCTTTGCGAGCATCAAGGACATTCTGGTAAGTAGAAGAACGGTTATGCTCTGCGTTAATCATGTGTGCCGGAACGTTCATTGCGCGGCTGATTTGTGCGCTAAGTTCTTCAATAGAGTCGTTGTAAGTCATTTCCATTGGAGAATAAGACGTTGGAACGTACTCCAGAGTAGAAGTCAAAAATGCGGTACTGCGATTTTTACGAGCCATTTTCCAGGTATTAAGAAGTCCTTGAATAACGTTATCTGGAAGGTCTGCACCTGAGTTCTTGATGTAACCAGTTGGCTGAGGTGATGAAATGCCAACGTTGGCAGCTTCTTCTGCCTGAATTGCAGAGTTGACAAGACGCTGAGAGCGTACAAGTAATCCTTGGTCGAAAGCCTGGAATGTTACAAGTGAACCAACGCCTGAATCTGGAACCTTAGTTCCGTTGACCATGTAGTAATCAACTTCTTGAGTTAGCGTGTCAAGTTTTGTTGTGACTCGGTTGTTTTGAATCCACTCGAACGAAGCCGGGCGTCCGTCATCTGCGTAAACGGATTTTACGCGCCAAAAAGCCTGGCCGAACATGACGAGACTGTCGACTGTCCACGCTATCGTTACAGAACGAGGTGCACGGTCATCTGGCTGACGCACCCATGTAGGCATTGCAATCTCTTCACCAGTTGACAATGAATACATTTCAAGAGGAATAGTTGCAATCGTGCCTTTAATAAGATTTAAGCACTGGTTGACGGCTGGTACTGAAACTGCCGCCTGTCGGTCAATCGGAGATGCCCAGTTATTGAAACCGCCCATTCCCATTGCATAGGAAGAGCCGAATGGCGCATCATAAACAGCCGGATTGACCTGCGCTGTTAATTCTTTTTTATTTCGCCCAAAGAGTGCCATGGTGAGCAATTATACACTATCACCCTGCATAAATCGCTGCAACCTGTTGAGGTTTTGTCAACATGGTCGTCACCATTGCTGTAGCAATTGCTCCTGAAATATCGCCGCCGCTACTGCGCTTGATGATTCTCCAACTTGAGTCATTTTGCTTGACTGCGCAGTTGTTCATCTGTTGAATCCAGACGTCCTGACCTTTGTGAACCAATCGGGCATTGTCAAGAGCATCTTTTAGGTCTGTGCAAGCTTGGTAGAACTGTTGGCCAGATATGTCTTGAACCACGCAACCTGCGTTGGCCAATCTTTCGGCGATTGTCTGGGTAGCATACTTGTCATAACAGATTTGACGTGGGTGGTACTGGTCAGCCCAGCCTTTAATCTCAGCTGCTATTTTAAGGTCGTCAACTGATACTTGAGACTCCCAGGTTTGTAGAATTCCGACTCCGATTCGACCATCTGGCAATATCTGACCAGCAACCAGGCTTGCATTGCGGCGAGACGGATTGACGTCGAAAGCGAAAACGGTATAACCACCGACAGGAATCTCGAGAGTGCTATCAGAGCAAGCTTCAATAGAGCCATACGTCCACGGAGACGCCAGTGACGAGACCCACTGACAAAGCATTTCGGTGCGAGTGTTTTCGATTGGCGAAGTAGCAACTGACTCTTCAAGAGTCTCTTCTGTAATCGTATAGCCCAGCGCTGGGTTAGCTTGCGCCCAACCTTCGCGGTCATAGATGCCACAATGCGGCGCAGCTGAGTATTCGTAGAAGCCAAAAGATTTGGGTGGGTTAGCAATTGCTCGTTCTCTCATTCCGTTGAGGACTGTGCTAAACGCGTCTCCTGCGTTGCTAGTCAGCCATATATGGGCATTGGGTCTTGCTCTGGTTACAGGTGTTGCAGCTCGATAGGCTTCTTCGCCCCATTCTCGGAGCTCGTCGAGGAAGAGTGCGTCTGCGGTACGGCCACGCGAGCCGTCTCGAGTAGCTGCCACAATGTCCAGGCGTTGGCCTGTCTTCATTTCAATACATTCGGTTCCATTGGCGTAGCGAATAGCCTTAACTAGCGCCATAAGGTTCTCATTGGCTTCAAAGACCTGTGCAACTTGTCTAAAGGTATCCAAAGCCATGGCTCGGTTAGACGAAGCGATAATAACGTTCTTAGATTCCCACTTTAATAGGTGAGCCAGGATAACCATTCGGGTTAGGTGAGTCTTTCCGACTTGGCGTGCACATAAAATGAGATTGGTCTTGCGTATCCACATTCCGCTCTTGTCAACCGTTAAGGCGTCACGTAAAACGTACTCCTGCCATGGGAGCAACGGCATCTTAATCATCTCTGCTAGGTCTATTACGTCCTGAACTTTGGATTCGCCCTTTAGGGGAGTATTCATAAGCCGTGGTTTCGTTTTCCCCAATAGCTTCTTTTTACGCGCAGCCATGACTCGGTTCAATTCCCTTTCGGTCTGGCTGTAAATGGGTTGTTGTCGGCCGGTATCGAGCGCATCGGGGAGAT